GTAGAGATAGCATCGGCTTCGATCTTTTCATCTGCTACAGTAAAATGGTCTTGGTATGAATAAGCAATTGATGATAATCCTACCATACCATAAGCAGATAGTTTATCAGCAGTATAATTACCTTGTACAAATGTACCTAACCAATCAACGGTAGTTTCATTGTGATAAGCGATTATATCACCTAACCCAACTTTCTTACCATCTGGTGCATTATCATCAGCATAATCCATATAGTAATCACCACCCATTAAATCACGAACCTCACGTGCGTGTTCGATTCCAGCAGTTCTCCAATCTAAACCAACTTGTAATTTGAGCTCATCACTCATATCATAATGTAGTTTAGAAATAAGACCAAGTGTATTTTGACGATTAATACTATTCCTCAATATACCAACTGATTGATTATTACCAGGACCATGCGTTCTTGAAAGAGCTCTTTTATCTACATAAACTACATCGTCTGTACCAGAGTTATAGTCTATAAGAGTATTCCAATCACGAGTCCACGGACCACGACCATAATAGAATTTATAGTTTTGACCACCTAATTTACCATCAGCGTCTAAGGTAGGAATCCTACCATAAGTACCTGTACCACCACCTGAACCACCACTCCAATACGCAACTGAACTCAGTCTTGTTTTATCATTGATAGTCATAAAATGATTAAGGTTAACTAATGGTTTATGAAAGAAGTTTTCTCTTTCATTAATGTAATTGGGATTGTGTCTTGCTACTGTTTTAGCACCATACATATAATAGTATTGTTTACCTGTATATGATGGATCGACTGGTGCCCAATTCTGATTGAACTTATGTCCAACATCCTTGAACTTACCATCTTCACCAAGTGCAGTAACATCATATCCATCTATACTTTTAGCAAATTCGGCATCGTATGCGCCGATATTCTGTTTGTATAGATTATGACCATGACGTTGGGGAGCACCGATAGCATATAATTCGAATCTGTTATCAGCGTTTGCTTGATAACTTGCTCCTAAATAATATGCCCATGCATCTGTCCATGTTTTGTCAATGACACCATCACCTGTTTTTCTAACACCAGTAAAACTCAAGGCAAGTTTATCACCTATCAAACCAGTATTATAATTAAAAGTTGATTTCAGGAATCCACCTGCACCAACTTCTTGTTTGTACTTACCACCCTTTTCGTGAGCAGTAGGATCAGTTATGATGTTTATAGTTCCACCAATAGAAGGTGTAGCTAAATTAACAGCACTTAATCCACGTTGCATCTGGATAGAATGTGAAGCATCTGCTACACCATCCCAGTTAGACCAATAGACCCAACCGTTTTCCATATCGTTTTGTGGAACTCCGTTTATCATCACAGCGACATTTCTTTGGTTAAAACCACGAACATTGATACGAGCATCACCCGCACCACCACCTTGTTGAGTTGCATACACACTTGGTGTAGTACTCAGAGCCATTGGAATGTCTTGTGAACCAAGTCTAAATTCCATCTCTGCTTTACTTACTGTTGTGTGAGCAACAGGTGTCTTTGCATCTGCACGTGAAGCCAAAACTTCCAATGCAGACAATTCAACTGCAGAAACCGCTAAACCAAAATCAAGTGTAACATCACCACTGATATCAACTGATTTGGTAGCAGATTTATAC